AAAAGATCATCAATATGGTGTGCAATATCATTAACATCTTTAGCGGCATCTATAGCACTTTTGATACCACTAACTGCTGATTTTGCAAGAGCTATTCCTGCTAATATTTCTACAACCATAACTTGTTTTCCTTTCACCTATATTTATAAAAAAAAGAGGGGAGCAAATGCCCCCCTCTAAGTTTGTAGTCAAGTTTCTTCTTCTTATTACATAAGATTGTTAACTTTAACCCTACGATAGTAAGAGTTGGTGTTGGCATCCAAGGAAGCATCTGAGTTAAGACCAGAAGCAGGGAAACCATCAGACGCAGCACCGGCAGCAGCAAATGGATTTGCGGCCATTCCGTAACGTGTCTTGAAACCAATCTTTGGTTGGAAGGTATTCTCACCAACCGCACGAACCATTTGCAATGGAACATATGGGCAGTAGAAGAAACCAGCGTCATAAGGTGAAGAACCTTTATAACCAGCAACGTAGTACTGAGAAGCAGCTACGTTGGCAGAATAAGGATCAACATATACCTTATAACGACCATTCATCACACCAGCGAATGTGGTGGATGTATCGTCAACATTAAGGTTATTGTTAAGAGCAGGTGTGTAATCTAGTACACCAGCCATTTGAAGAGCAGAAGCAACATCTGCGGAGCAGATGATGAGGTTACCCTTGCCACGTCTGGTCTGTTGACCAATCGCATTAGCATCACGTTCAATCTGGAACATCAAACCTTTAAACTTCTCAACACTCCAACGTCCGTTAGAGTCTGTGTCAAGGTCAAAAGTACCAGAAGTAGTTGTGTTAACTTGTGCGCCAGGAACGGCAGTAATGTACAAGTCACGAACAACTTCACGGTTGATTTCTGCAAGAATTTCCGTAGAAAGAATGTTGGAAAGTTCTGTTTCTGCATCCAAACCGTGGATTGCTTTAAGGTCTTGAGCAAGTTCCATTGTGTACTCAGCTTTGAGGGCACGTGTAACTGCTGTAACCGTTGTCTTTTCGATACTGAACGCCATCTCTGCGAAAGAGTTAGCAGTTGCATCACCCAATGCTTCACCTTGAGCAGTAGTCATACCTGTTGGAGCAAGATATGTTCCAGCAGGACTATCGTTCAGAAGTTTAGGGTTAGTACCTGTGTTGGCTGAAGATGTTAAGTCACCAGCGGCGTCATCGTTAGAATGGCCAGGTGCTTCATCAACCAGAGCCTCGTCACCATCAGAAGATGCAAACTTAGCACGCATTGCAAAGATCAAGCCGGTTGGACCTGTCATTGGTTGCACACCACATACATCATAAGCGATGAGGTTAGGCATTGCACGGCGAACGAGTGAAATCAAAATTGGATCCCAATTTGAAATCTGACCACCAGTGCTGTTTGTTGGTGCAGCTTCTGAAAGAAAACTTTGATCTTCCCTCATAGCCTTTTCTTGGTTCTCTAGAATGAGAGTAGTAACGGCCCGCTTATAAGAATCCTCAATCCTGCCGAGATCGGGGTGTTCTAGGACTGGCTGCCACTTTTCTTGTAGATGTTCTGTCTGAAACATTTGTTTCTCCTTTTTAGTTACATCCGTTTATAATTTACGCACTCGCCTTGTGATCACGACTGATAGCAGACATATACTTTCGCATACTATCTGTCGTATCAACGTCCTGTAGTGCGGTGCCACCATCTTCATCATCAAAAGTAGTTCCTGTACTAACAGTGCCAGTAGAAACTTTAGGGAAATAACTTTCCTTGAGAGTGGAGAGTTTTTCTTTGAAAGACTCTTCATCTACAAAATCTACATCTTCTATTAGTGACTTGAACTTTTCAATCTCTGTGTCTGCTAAATCTTCGGAAACTTGAGCAATAACTTGCTCACGAACCAATCCAGAATTTTGTTGAGCAAAGTCAACATTCTTTTGAATTTCTTCGTTAATCTTTTCTTCCAACTCAGCAATCTTTTCTGATTGAGCTTCCAGAACGTCATATTTTTCGTCTGGAACATCAATATAGTGATCTTCAAACAACTGTTTCAGTCCAGAGATAAAGTCTTCTGCAATTTCGCCTTTTAATCCACGCTCGATTGCCAACTCATTCTCTTTAGTCCATGTCTCCACAACGTAGTTGAGATATGTATCAACCTTCTCAGTGAGTTCGTCTTTGAAGGTTTCTACTTCTACTTCTTTCTCACTATTAACAGCCTCACAAATACGCTCTACTTCTGAACGCATCTTAGACTTAACAGCAGCTTCAAAAACAGCAGCTGCCTTCTCTTTAAATTCTTCAGAAAGGTCTTCACCTTCCGTAAGAGCATCAACGTCTTCTTTAACATTGATAGACTTAATCTTTTCTTCGATTTCTGCTTTTGCATCCTCAAGTTTCTTGAGTTCTACCTGAGATTCTTCATCCATTTCTTCTGCTGGTTGCATCATCCCTTCGTAAGCAGCTTTGAGGTCAACGGCTTTCATATTTTCCATCTTATGAGCCATTTCTTTTTTCATCATTTCTTTAGTCATACGAGCTTCAACAACAACCTCTTGACCTTCTTCTGGTTCTACATAATCACCAGCAGCAAGTTTTTCAGGTTTCATTGGGCTTCCTTCGCCTTTTTGTGCTTTATCACCAGAAACTTCTTTTGCTTTTGCAACTGCTTTCTTTGCAGGAGCATCTTTTTGTTCTGGATCGACAACAGGTGCGCCAGTATCTTCTACTTCACCGCCTGGTGTTGAACCTTTTACTTTCTTTTGACCTTCAGCAGGCATAGCACCCTTTTTAGGTGCATCGGCTCCATTGGCTTCTTCGATCTCTTCGAGTTCTGCCAGAACCTCCGCTTCAAGTTCCTCAATTGTTTGATCTAATTCGGACATAGGGTGTCTCCTTAAACGTGTTTGTTTTTGTAATATTTATTTATAAATTACAACTTTTCAAGAAATTTAGCAAACTCTAAAGCTTCTAAATTTACTTGTCTCTGATGCTTCTTTACATCAAATTTCTTTTTTAACTTTGCAACGTGTGCTTCAACAAGTGATCCATTATTCCAAACCCACTCTTTTCCCTCCATAATACCTTCTACGAAAGCATTAGGAGCAGATGGGTCTGCTACGATATCAGCAGCTGTTGCAAGATAAAAATCATCACTGACTACATTGGCTCCGCCTTTTTGTCTCAAACTTCCCATACCTCTAGAGGAAACACCTAGTTTTGCACCTTCATCCATTAAATTTTTAACTATCTTACCCATAGGTGTGTCCATAATCTTAGCTTCGCCAATAAAATTCTTACCGTCAGGCTTTAAAGATGTAATCATATGTGAAACTCTTTCCAGATTGACTGTTGGTCCGTCTGGATGTCCTAGTTCACCAAATGCCCGATTTTGCTCAATAAAATTTTTATTATACTTCTTAACTTCTTCACCAAGTATTTCCATAGGATATACTCGTCCATTACGATTCTTTATGTCCGCTTGCATAAAAATACCACGAATCTTATAGTTTTTTCCACCACCTTCTTTTTCTTCGGTGATGTACTCAACATCTTCTACTGCTTCAGAAAATAATTTTACTGTATTCATTGTTTTGTCCTTAAGCTGTATAGTTTTCATCTTTTTTAAATTCGATAATAACAAATCCAGATGTACCAAAAGTAGTTATTTGATGGTCACTAGAAGTTGCGGTTGTGTTTGCCGCAGTGCCAGGAATAACGCCAGCAGAACCATCATAGTGTCCAGTTCCGGCAAGTCTAATCTGAACAATATCTGTTCCAGAAGATACTTCTTGAATTTCAACATGACCAGTATCATCATCAGCACTACCTTGAGTCAATGCCCACCAAATTCTGGCAATGTGTAGTTTTGCACCGTTTGCATGACCATCTAATGAACTTCCATCTAAAATAGCGCCATTGGCTGCAGCATCATCTTCAATATCAACCTTAAGCGTAACTGTACCACCAGCGCCCGGCGCATTAACAGCGGTATCTCTAAGTACTCTTGCAACAATAGCCATTCTTATCCCCTAGATAGACAACATTTCTTTTTCAAAATAACCTAAAAGTTCCTTTTCGGATACTTTAAATTTTTTTGATACGTCTTTAATACTTTTTTCAAAACTATTTAGGAAATCTGAAGGTTTAGAATCCATTTTTATGAAAATTTGATCAACAGCATCCTTCATCTTAGGAGAAAGTTTTTTATACTCCTTAGATTTTTTATGCTCGTCTTTTTCAACAACGCTTACATATAGATTGTCAAACTTCTGACTCATCTTCTTCCTCTGTATTTACCTTCATACTATTTACAAAAGTATTTGCTATTTCCTTACGTTTTACTTCTAAGGTACTACCAACTTTATTAGCAATATTAGTGTTGAAAACTTTTTCAGCTTCAATATTATTTCCGTCTGCAATTGCATCTACAAATTCTCTACTCATAATTAATTTCCTTCCTTTTCTGGCTCTTCATAATCTGGCATTTGATCTGGTGTTATAACACCACCAGAACCATCTTGTGGGTAACGTGTAATTCCATCACCACCATCTGGTATATCAATTCCACCATCCATTGGATCAATTTCTGTTTCACGTTGAATTTGTTGTCTCATCTCATCAATCTCAGCATCGTTCATACGTAAAACTTTCTTCAATACATATTCTTTACTAAAGAATGTTCCAATATAAGACTGTATACTTTCTAATGATTGTATTCTATTCTCCAGAAGTTCTGCATCCTTTAACTCTGAAAAATGACCGTCCTGTAAGAAGTCATACTGAAGATGCTCTTGCATCATTGGCCAATCGTCAGGTGCAATAATTCCTTTTAACAATAGTTGAGTTTTGAGAATGTCTGTAAAGAGTGGAGTAAACTTCTTACGAATACGTTGAACAAACTTTGTAAATTTAAGTTCATCTCTTGTAATCTCAGTGCTTCTTCCTAAAGAGAAACCACTTTCACTATCCATTCTTGAAATAGGAACATTGAGAGACTTGTAAAGTTTCTTTTGGAAATATACAATGTCATCAATCTCACCAAGATTAGAACCGCCTGGCAATGTAGTAATCTCTGTACCTCTTCCACCTTCTCTTCGTGGAAGCCAAAAGTCTTCTAACATACTCATATGATTTCTATCGTCACGTATTTCACCAGTGCTCGCATCATAAACTAACTTGTTACGATAGCGGTTCATAACGTCTTTAAGATATTGCTCTGCTTTGATCTTTGGTAAATTACCAACATCAATATAGAATATCCTACGTTCTGGTGCTCGTGAAATTCTGTAAATAACTAACGCATCTTCAATCATGCGTAACTGATTAACTGGTTTAATTGCTTTATGTAGATAGGATAAAACTCTACCAGAGTTACCATCTATTGATCCAGATGGTACATATGTAATAGCATCAGCAGCAATTTTCATACCTGAGCCTGATCCACCCATACCAGCAGAATTCATTCCTTTTTCATTATAGAGAAAATATTCTTCTATTCCCTCTACCATATCTACGCCAGATTTATTATCTTTTTGTTTTTTAATTTGTCGTACTTTTTTAATTTTAGTAGGATCAATATATCTAAGTTCAACAATACCCTGTTTAGGATTTTTAGTGTCTATAATTTTATGAAAGAATATTCTACCATCAACATACCAACGTCTAAAAACATCATGGCCTTTTTGCTCAAAATGAAGTAA